TGAATACCTTGAATACCTTGTGAACCAGTAGCGCCGATTGGACCTGTTGAACCTGTTGGGCCTACTGGACCTGTAACACCAATTGGACCTGTAACACCGATTGGACCTGAAACACCTTGTGGTCCAGTTGGACCAGTTACACCTGCGGGTCCTGAAGCACCTGTAGCGCCAGTTGGACCTGTAACACCAGTTGCACCTGCAGGCCCTGATGCACCTTGTGGGCCTTGAAGGTTTGAAATAATGACTTCGGCAGGCGAGGCAATTTCTGCAATTACATCGGTTGTGCTTGAGGATACATAAACAATTGAACTCATCGAGTCACCTCTGCGCTGATAAGTAGTTCACCTTGTACCAAGCGTGTAACAGTTGTATTTGGCGCTATCAATTCAAGATCATAAACATAGGTACCTGCAGGCAAAAGTGTAGTTTGAGCTGCGGTCTGATCTAGTCTAATTGTTCCAGCCGAACCACCAAGAGTAATTCCACCGTTGCTTGTTGTAAGCGAAAGGATAACTTCAGTGTCTTCAACATCAACGCGTGCTGCTAGGCGAGCAGTGTACCCAGTTAAATTAACTGGTGTTCCGTTAATTTTCCAAGTAAGCAAAAGATTGAAAGTTGCCCCTTGTTCAATTGTAAAATCTAAAATACCTGCTGCCATTATGTTGCTCCCAAAGGGTTAGATGGAATTTAATCTTTGAACTTGGGCTTGCCAAATCCTACTATAAAAACTGGAATTGATTTTTTGAGTTTGCCGCTATTTTTGACTTTGTAAGCACGCTTCTTTTGGCAGACTTGGCCACCATTACGCTGATCGCCTTTAACATCGGGGCTTGTGTTTCCTTCAATTATCCATACAACACCTTTGTCAGCATCCACACGGGAAACAATGCCAATATGAGAAATGCGATCTAATGAATCTGCTGGGAAATCAAAGAACGCCAAATCCCCAACTTCAGGAACTGCTACTTCAGCTTTTTGAAAACGACCTTGTTTTTCAAAGGCTTTTGCTCCAGCAAGTGTTGAAACGCAATTAGGGATTTTAAGATCAACCTGAACTGCACACCAGTTAACAAAGGAACCGCACCAGGGTAAAAAGTTGGCCTTCATAAACTTGCCGTACTTTGTCTCATTTTCTTTAGGGCCTTCAATTGTGCCGACTTCAGCCCTAGCAGTCATTACAAATTGATTGCGCTGACCCATTTATTTCTTCTTTGTCTCTTGAAAAGCGCTTTCAATCTCATCTTTGCTTAACTTGCCATCTGCAATATAAGCCTTAGCAAGTGATTCGCCAACCTTAGCAACGGCCAAAAGGCCTGCCATACCAGCCGCAGTTGCTGCACCTACGCCAAAGAGTGAACCTGCACCAATAGTTGCAAGCGCTGACACATAGAAAACTGCCGCCAAGCGGATAACGAGTTTCTTAGTTTCTTTCATCGGTTTCCCTTTTCTAGTACCTTAAGGATGATTTCCATTTGTGCTTCAAGTCTGTTTATTGAGTCACGCATTGAACTGCCACCGTTGGGCTTGAGTTCAGCCAAATAATGCTTAACGAGCCATCTAACCGAACCTGCAAATGCGCTAACAATTGCAATGATAGATACGATTAGGCCAGCCCAGTTTGATGGTGTCATTTGCGCGGTGTCTCCGTTATGAGTTAGTGGTTAGTTGTGCTTTCAAAACTGCGTTTTCTTGGGCAAGTACGCCAATAGTTTCACGCATATTTTTTAGCACCTCTTGAATATCTACTTCTTTTTCCATTATTCCCCCTTGAGTTGATCTATTTCAGCTTTAAGTTCTTGAACTAATTGAAGCAAAAAGATTGGCAATTTTTCGTATGCAAAATAATCAGGCACACCTGTTGAATCGTATTGAATTAACTCATCAAGGCCTAATTCTTGCGCTTCTTCAGCAATGAAACCATATTGAACAGTTTGGTCGGCATCAATTTCAGGCTTATATTTGAAAGTTTTAACATCTAAATTAAGCAAAGCATTTGAATCAATTTTGTATGATTCAATTTCGTGCTTTTTGCGGCGTGTAGATGCAGTTGTTCCATATAATCCAGCGCTTGAAATCTGCATTGCACGACCTGATACAGAGTTGCTATAAGTTTGAGCAACACGCACATTTCCGCTTGATGATAAAAATTCAAATTGCGAACCAGTAGTTCCGCCAACAATTGAATTTGTTGTAAGTGTTCCATCAACTTGAACAGTGCTGAAGAAACGCATTGTTCCAGCCATATTATTGCCACTTGTTGTAATTGATAGCGAATTTGAGCCATCAGCAGCCAATGATGCAGTAGTGCTTGAAACTGCACTTCGAGGATAACCAGTTGAACTTGGGCTGGTTCCGTAGTGCATCATAAATTGACCTGAACCAATACCAACTAACCAGCCTGCATAACTTCCACCGTATTTAATGCCTAGCGCATTATTTGCACCATCAAGAACAACTGCATTTGAACCACCACTTGTGGCGATTAAACCGCCAATAATATTTCCAGTACCAACACCAACTAAACCTGTTGAGCTGATGGAGAAACCATTGCTTGCAGTTCCAAAATAACCTGCAGTTGCATTGATCGTGCCAGTAATTGTTGCACCTGTTGCAGTCAATAAACCGCTTGAATTGATGATGGCGTTGCCAGCAATGTTAAGTGTTCCACCAGTAATAGTTGCGCCAGTAACTGAGCCTGAAAATACTGCGGCTCCAGTTGATGCAGTAATTGAAAAAGTTGCATTATTTGAAGAATCGTAACCAGCAAGGCCAACAGAATTCATCACTACACGCGCACCGCTTGATGAGGATGAACCTGAATAAACCGTGATGCCATTGGCTGCAATTGCAGTCATTTGATTGCTTGCATTAACAATGGTGCTTGCGCTTGGCTGAAGCGAACCGATAGCGGCGTTGTAGGCAGTTGCTGCATTGGCTAAGGCAGTATTGGCAGTGGTTTGCGCAGTTCCAGCCGTAGCCGCTGCCGCATTTGCCGTTGCAACCGCTGCTGAAACATTTGCATCAGTTGCTGCCAATTGCTCTGTATTTGCAGCAAGAACTGGCAAAACATTTGTAACTGTGTAATCAGCCGTTAAAGAAACTGTAATAGGGGTATTTGTGATTTGTGGACATAATGGCATCAGTTACCCCCTAGATTGTAATTGAATATGGATTGATGGCTGAAGTTGTGTAAGACACAAGCCAATTGTTTTGCGTAATGGTATGAGCCATACCTTCAACCACAAGATTCCATTGAATAGTGCGACTATCATAAGTTGTGCGTACAACACTCACCTGATCGGACAATTCTGTTGATAGAAAATCAGGGTAAAGCAAGCCATAAGTTCCAACTGCCAAAGCATTAAAATCAATGCGCTCAACATAAGTAACAGGTATTGCTAATTTGCGTGATTCATACAAAGCCAAATTTTGAGCATTGGAATCTGTAGAAACAGGTGCATCAATAGGATTTTTAGCAATGCCATAAGCGCTAACACTTGGATTATATTGAGATGTATATTGCTTATTGGCATTTCCACGATTGACTACTGCCTGATTAACAACAAAATATGTGCCAGGATTTGTGTAAAGCTGACCATAACCAACAGTGTTACTTGCTGCAGTATCAGTAAAAAGCAATTGAGTTGGGCGGCTGAACTTATCGGCAAGCGGCACAAGTGTTGCTACACCTGAGCGTGAAATATAAAAACGGCCAGCAATTGAATCAACTGCCTGATAAATCAAATCCATACAAGAACGATTTTGAACTGTTTTCAAAAGGCTTACGGTGCCAGTTAAACTGGTTGAGCCTGTCCATCCTGCATAAGTCAACATACGGCCAACGCGAGTGGCTGCGGTTTCTGCATAAGCAGCAGTTGCCAATGCTGGTGCCTGGGCATCGGCAATGTATGCAATGCCATCAACAAAAGTCATTGTTACGCTTGGTGTTTCGCCCTGATTAACTTTAGTTTCTTCAAGAAATCCATAATAAATGTAATAAGCCGTGCTATTGATTGTTGCAACAATTCGCATTTGCAAACCATCACGCAAGATGCTTGAACCTGACACAACCCACGGACTACCTGAACTTGTGTTATCAGGGTCGTAATAACCGCTAGTATTATTGAAAACAATAACTGAAATACCTGCCTGATCGCGCTCATTTTGGCGTGTTCGACCACGGCGAATGTCAATTTGAGTTACATCAGTTGTTGTTACTGAAGTCCAAGTTCCGCTTTTAAGAAACTGAACGGCAACTGAAGGTGTAGTTACTCCATCAAAGGCTGCCATTATCTATCAAACGCTCCAACGGTTCCAAAGCTACGGCGAGTTGTTCGTTCAATGCCGTTAACGATGCTTGTAACAAGATTTTCTTGGCTGATAACTGAACCAGCATTGTTAACAATTACAGTTGTTCCACCTTTGTTGCCATAGGCAAGTGAACCTGCGCCGCCAATAGCAATTGTTGATGAACCTGAAAGTTTTGCTTGGCGTGCAAGATTTTGGCGCACGGCTTCAGCATTGATTTTATCTTGTAATGTTTTTGTAGTTTTTAATGATTTGTTTGCAGCATTGAGTGAATCAATAAATGCCTGTAATGCATTTGTTGTTGTTGGAATTGGTGCGGTTGTTCCCTTAATGCCATTTGTTACATCTGATGCACCAGGTGACATTGGCAAATTTTTGCCACCAAATATTTTATCAAGTTGCTTTGCCTTATATCCCTTTGTGCCAGGAATTGCATTTGCAATATTTGCGCCAAGTTGATTTGCATATTTACCACCAGCAAGAGCAATACCAAGCGTTGCAAACATTCCACCCTTTGCACCAGCTTTTGTTAGCGGTCCAAGAACGCCAAAGCCAACTGCAAGATTCAAACCTGTAATTGCCTTTGTGACTGCTCCAATTGCAGTTGCAAAAGCATAAACTTTTGATGTTCCCCACATAGTTGCAAACAAGATTGCAAGAGCCTTTAGCGTTCCCATATTATTTGATGCCCAGTCAGTAAATGAAATGGCAATTGCAAGCATCTTAATAAAGAAATCTGTAGCAGTTTGAAATGACTTTGCCAACTTATCTTTATTAAGCGCAATCCACGCTTCAAGTTGTGGCAAAACTTTTGATTGAACAATATTTACAAAACGCTCAATAACTGGCAAAAGCGCATAACCAAGCGTTTCAAGAACTTCGCCATAGGCAATTTTTAAGCCGATCAAACGATATTCAAGAGTTTGAGCGCGTTTTTCTGCAGCACCTTGAGTGATTTTTGAAACTTTATCGGTAATCTTGCCAAAATCTTTTGTTGCCAATGTTGCGTTATCTAAGCCTGGCACAAGATTTCCAAGTGCTTTATATTGGCCTCTTGTTGCTTTGATAATTGCGCCAACTGATGTTGCCAAATCTGCACCTGATTGAGCGCTTACATCCAAAGATGTTTGCAATAGGCTTTGTGCAGCACTGATTGACCCAGTTTGTGCCGCTAGGCGAGCCAGCGCAGGCCTTAAATCATCATCTGCTACATTAAATTGCTTTTGCATTGCAGTAATGTATGTTTCAGTACCTGCAATTGCACCATCAGTTGCACTTGTTGTATTGCGTAAAGAATTTGCAAGTAATACTTGAGATTTTTGATCTGAGATTGCAGCTTGAACTGCATCAGTTCCAATTTTTACTGCAAATGCTGCCGATGCTGCTGCTGCAATTCCAAAAGCACGCTTTGCATTTCCAGCAAAATTATCAAAACTTTTGCCTAATTTAGCAATATCTTTTTGAGCAGCCTTTGAGCCTTTATCAGAATATTGAGTGAGGATGCGGGCTACAATTGCGCCAACTGCCATTTGTTATGCTCGCTCTCTGTTCAAATGTTTTTGTAATTCAGTCTTTGCTTCAATCAAAGCACGATTTACATTTGCCTCAATTTTTGCTCTATCTTTATCAACAACACGCCATACTACACGCGAAGCACTACCAAATCTGTTGCCCAAAGTTCTCAAGAACTGGCCACCACTATCTGTTGCAAACATTCGTTTTGTTCCTGATGCTTTTCGCCCAGCAACTTCAAAGATTGCACCCGCTGCAGACTTATTAAGCAATGCGCCAGCACTTGTTGTGTAATCGCCTTTGCGAACTTTGCCCTGGGCTTTAGTTTTGGTGATCTTTGACTTGATTTCGCCAGCGTTCCACCCAGGCCAACCTGCGCCACCGCGAGTACGACCTTTGGCGGCATCTGTTTTACGCCAGCCACTCATCGGTGGGTCCTCACTAATTAAACCTTTAGCATCTCTTTCAGCGCCAGCAAGTTCAGTATTGATAACTTTGTTGAAACGCTTAACTGCATCTTTATCAAACTCTTTCAAGTTGTCTAAAGTTTCCTTGATGCCTGTAAGAACAATTACATCATCAGCCATTGGCTTTAGCTCGTTCCCTCATATAAATAGTGATTGCTTCAAGGATACCTTCAGGTGCATCCAATAAATCTATCGGACTAATTCCTGTTTCAACCGCAACGGCTGCAATCGTATAAGTTAGGCTGTTGCGGTGGACTCGAAAGAACTATCAGCATCCAATTCTGCGGAAACAATAGTGTCTAAAAATTCAGGCCCAAAAAGTTTTACAACAACTCCATTAGTCTGCATCGCTTTCCAAGCAATCCAAAAAATGTGTTCCATTTTTTGTTCTTCGCCTAGCAACTTTGGCATACCTTTACCAAACTGTTGTTCAAATGCAACAATGATGCGAGGCGTTAACTTGTAAGAGGCCTCAACACCATCAGTTGTTTTTACCTTGATTGCTAATCCATCCATCTTTTCCCCCTTAGTAGATTATGAAATTGCTTTTGTAATAACGCCTGAAATTGGCCAAGTCACACTTACGCCAATTAACTCGCCCACGGCACCCGATAGGGGTTGCCATTCGGCAATCAACGCGTTAAAACTAAATTTTGGATTGCTTGCACTTGTTGTTGTATTAACAGGCTTAACTTGCATTGCTACTGTTGTTCCAACAGTTGTTGTTGCAAGTGATGTTCCGTTAATAAGTTCTTCAAGGGCATTGTCTGCAAAATCCTGATTAAATTCTATCGTTACAGAATTATCAAATAGCCCACCAACGCGTGTGCGAGCTGAGGAACCCAGCCCTGTAGTTTCAATAACATCAACACTTGTTGCAAGTGAAATTGATGTCACATATTGAGAAATATCATTGCTTGCAAATAAAACATAAGCATCTTGAAGAACTAAGCGTGCCATATTATGCAACCGCCTTTGTAATTGTGCCTGAGATTGGCCAAGTTGCAGAAACAGTTGCTAGTTCGCCTACTGCTGCTGATAATGGCTGCCACTCTGCAACAACTGCTGAGAATGTGTAACTTGGATTTGAAACACCAACGGCTGCTGATGTTGGCTTTACAACACAAGTTGTAACTGTTCCAACAAGTGATGAACCAACTGCGTTGATTGTCACTTCAGGGCCTGATGTTGCAAAATCTTGATTAAATTCAAAAGTAACTGAGTTATCTCCAAGCCCAGCAACGCGGGTACGCGCCCCACCTGTTCCCATTCCAGTTGTCTCAACGACATCTTCGCTGGATGAGATCGCCACGCTCGTAATAAACTCGCTCAAATTGATGCCGTTGATTACAACTGAAGCATCTGTTAGGACTATACGGGCCATTTATTTTTCCTCTACTGTTGCTGGTTTAGTTTGTGCTGATTTCTTGATGTGTTCGCCTGCAACTAGAGCATCTGCATTTAGTCCTAGTTCAAGCAATTCTTTATCGGTGATTGTTTCGCCTTTTTTCTTCGCCTCGAAATTGTCCGAGGTAATTGTGTAGCTCATTTTTCTCCTATCCCCAAACGGTGAGACGGTAACGGTATGAAAGAAACTCAATATCTCCAGCGGTATAACTTCCCGCTTCGGCTGATGTGACACGCAAAGTGTTGCAAGCCCCACCAAGAGTTAGATCAGATTCAATTGCTGCCTTGATTGAGAAATCCCCGCTGCCTGCAAGGTACTTATCAAGTTCGTTTTGGCCTGAACGCTCTGTGAAGCGCTGAACCAAAACAACAACATCTAGGTTTGCCTGGTCTAAACCACGGGCATTGTTCAAATCAAAGGTGAAATCCAACTGGCCAACAATCGCGGCAGGTGCAACTGGCACCGTTGGGATGAGTTCATAGGTACGCATACCTTTAATACTCTCTAGGTTGGCTTTTAAGCCGTTTCTAACGGCGCTTGGTAACATTTATACTGCCAAGCCGTTATTCTTGCGTAATGGGCGTAGCAAGGCCTCTACGTCGGCATCTAGCTTTGCAGCCAAGCGCACTGTTCCTAAATCTGTATTGCCAGCAATGCCAAATGGTGACTGGTTACGCAAGAACAGGCGGGAAGCCTGAATCTTAGCAGCGGTTTTTACCTCATAAGGCACCGCTGACCATCCAAAAACACCCTTAACGCGTACTGATTGTGGCAAGTTCCACGGAAAAACATAAGAGCCAACTGCCAATAGTCGAGTCAATGGCCAACCGCGTGAAGGATTATTGATTGGTTCAAGCATTGAATCTGTCACAGTCCATACGCTTGAATATGTGCGATCAAAATTATCATCTGTTGCAATCTCGCTGATGCTTACAAAATCATCAACTGGCAAAATCCAATAGTCAGTTGGGGTGTAATAGCGGGTTGCTGGAACCTCTACAGTGCCATCCTTGTAAAAGAAACGGCCGCAATAATCATCAATTTGGCGGCTGGCAGTTGCAATAGCCATTTCAAGAGCAGCATTATCAATTGAATCTTCAAGATTCAATGCAGCCTTTACATCATTGAGTGTCGTGTAGCCGTTAGTGATCGCCACGCTTTGTTCTCGTTTCTACTTTGGGAAGCATTGCGCGTTCCAGTTGTGGAACGGCGGTAGCGGTTTCCTTTGATTTTACCTTAATTCTTAAAATTCTTTTTAAGCGTTCCATATATCGTGCTGCCGATCATCTAACCAGTAACTCTTTGAGTGAGGCAGTATTGCGCCAGTATGCGCATAAATTGGAAATCCTAGTGAGCGAACTCGGCGGCAAAACTGTAAATCTTCGCCTATCCATTCGCCGTTGATTGGACCATCCCAAAACCAACACCAATCTTTGCCCTGGTGTGGGTCGGCATCATCTCTAATTGCCTCAAGCACGCTGCGGTGGATAAGCAAGCATCCAGTTCCCGCTGCATCAACTTGAAACAATGAATCTTTATCGTATTTGTTAAGAGGCAAAAAACCTTCAGGGGCATCTTGAAAAATTGTTGGCACTGGTTGTGGATATGGATAACCAGTTTCAAAACTTGCAAATACTAAACCTGCAACTATTGGGCGCTCTTTATCGTGCGCAGCTTCAATCAACTTATCAAATGCTGCAACCGATAGTTGCTCATCTGAATCCATCATTAGCAACCAATCAGATTTGGTTTCTAAAAATTGCTTTACCAAACGGTTGCGTTGCTTTGAAAGCAAACCTGAACCTTTGATTCGGATAAATGGCCCAAGTTGTGATGATCGTGATTGAGCTAGTTGAATCAAACTAAATGCAAACCCGCCATTAACTGTTCCTGGGTCGCAACTGCCAATTGAAACTTTGTGTGATGATTTCATAGATTCCCCCGAATCATTTAAGAAGTAAGAGGCGGGCTAATCGGGGGAAATTAACCCGCCTCTTACAATTTTTAACTTTCGATTAGAAAGTTGGTGCTACTAAACCAGTACCGCTGATAATTGAAGCGGCCTTTGGATAACGCTCTGCAGTAAATGCGCCGAAGCCATAAACAACAGACTTGATTGTTAGGTTTGCAGCAAGTGTTGCATCGAATGACAATGCGAACGGTGAACCTGGCTGCTCCCATAGGTGCATTTCAGGTGCCGCAACGCAATAGATTTCATCTTGGTTTGTTGCTGCGCCGTATGTTGTTCCAACATTTGCATCAGCAATGATTGGCAAGCCCATCATTTGATAACCTGAGTTACCGTATCCTGCTGCGCCTGCTCCAACACCTGATGCGTTCATTGGTCCGTTAGCAGTTGGAACTACTAGTGGACGGCCTGTTGTATCAACTGCTGCTAGCAAGAAAGCTAGGCGGCGTGGGTGCATTACCCAGTGTGTTGGTGTCTCAAAGACATTTGACTGAATCTGCTGAATTGCATCAGCCAACTTTGGATATAGAAGTGCAACTGTTGGTGTTGTTGCAGTGAAAGTGATTGCATTTCCACCTGAGTTGCGGATTCCCTTGAACTGTCCGTTGTTGCCTGTTCCGTTAAGAACCTGAGCATCAACAGTTGTATGCCATGAACGAATGAGGTCAGCAATAACAAATGTGTCAATGCCTGTTCCGCGCTCAATTGCCTGGCGTGATAGGTCCTGCTGACCAGCGATTGTGCGAACTGGTACAGAAAGTAGTGTGTCATCAGCATCTGTATTTGATACTGAAGTGTTCTGTGTTTCCTGAACTGCAGTTGAAGTTCCAGTTGTCATGCGAGAAATCTCTAGTGACATACCAGCAGTTGGAAGTGTGTGCTTTGATGTTGCAAAGTCTGCAGTTGGTCGGCCTGCGCGTGCATAAGGTGCAGCAAGATCAACTAGGTACTGTGGAACAACTAAGCCTGCAAAGTTAGATGTATCAACTGCGCGGCGCTCAATTGATTCTTCCTTTGTGTGGCGTGCTAGGCGCTCTTGCGCTGCATAATCGCCACGAATCTGAGCGTTGAAAACATCCTTTACGAATGAAACTTCAGCTTCAGGGTTGTATGTGCGTGCTTCGCGTGTAACTGTTGCGCCGCCCACCTTTGGTGTAATTACTGCTGCAACTGATGAGCGCATTTCTGCAACCTTTACATCTGCTGCTGCCTGTGTTGTGAACTTTTCAATCTTTGCATCTAGTGCGCGTGCTTCTTCAACGAGAGCATCAACCTTTTCGGTTTCCTCTGCAGTAAGGTCGGTGCGAGATTCTGCGGCTACTGCCTCAAGAACTGCATCCATTTCTGCCTTAACTGCATCACGGCGCTCAAGAGCAACATCAAGATATGACTTTGACATTATTTCTCCAATGAGTGTTTGTAATTGTTTGAGGTGGTGGCAATGCTCTCCACGGCGCTTTTAGGGTGTGGGATTTGCTCCGACTTCGCTCTGCTACTTGTGCAGCAGAAATTTATTTTGTGCTATTGATAATTGCTTGAGCAAGGCGCAGGGAAATTGAACGCGCTGGTGCTGGCATTGCTGGGTCTGCTGGCATTAACTCAACTTCGGCTGGTTCAACTTCAACAGTTGGTGTCAGCGTGTTAAGGCCAAGCAAAACCTCAAGCATTGTTTTGCCTTCTTCAAGGCTATCGTAAGATTCTGAAACCTTTTCAAGAATTGAATTGATAACAAGAGTTGATTCGCCATCTAATGCACGGCCTTCTTTGAGTGCATCAATTGCATTGCGCAGTGCTTCACGCGCTTCAACTGTTGTTGTTGGGTAGGCAGGATAAGTAACCACTGAAACATCTCCATCTGCTAGTGAAACCTCTGTTAGTGTACGAACCGAACGGTCCTCGCTCCACTTTTGGCGAATAACGCGAAATGCGAAACTCATTTGGTCAACATCTCCACGCTCAACTAACTTGTAAAGATCGCGGCCTTCAGTTGTATCAGCAATGATTGCATCCATAAACAAGCCACGGCCATCTTCGCTTAAAGTCAATGTGCCATTCTTTGTGCGAGCTAGTGGCAAGCCTTCATGGTTGATAAGCAAACGAACATCAGGTGTTTCGCTAAGTGTTTTACGAAACGCGCCAGGGGCAATTGTTTCCTTGAATGGTAGTGGAACGCTTGCATCATTAAATACTGCAGCATATCCACGCAAACGCATTGTGCCATCTTCGGCTTGGCGTGCCTCTACATCTTGAACCGTAAATGTACGGCGTTCAATTTCTTTCACTTTGCTCCTTGAGTTAACTTCCCCGCCTGGTTGCATATCTTCAGCAAGTGAGATTGCAACCATTTGGTCAACCGCACCTTGCTTTGTATCGTGGCAAGCCAATGTTGTATAAGAACCATCTGATTCTTGCTTAACAGTTGCCCATGCTGAACAATCTGCTTGCTTGTCTGAAATGAAATAAGGCATTATTCAACTCCATAAACTGCTGCTGGGTCGGCTGGGTCAATTGTTGATACCTGCTGCAATTGGCTAGATGGAACGCCAGTGTGCTTCATATCAGGCAATCCAACCGCCTGAGTTACTGCTGCTGGGTCGAATCCAACTTGAATCAATGCTGCAGCAATTTCGGTGCGTAGCTTTAAGCCAACATCCTTAGCATCTGAAGCATCAATGTTTTGTAGTGGAACGCGGTATTGGTCACCGTCTGCAATTGGTGCCATATCTTCGTAAGCGTGAACATCGTTGAGTGAAAGGAATCCTTCACGCAATCCCTTTGTGTAAGCATCGTAACGTTCATTTGTTGTTCCGCGAAGTAACGCATCCAAGTTAAAACGAATGAATCCATCAGGTTCAGGCAGCAGTGTTGATAGTGACTGCTCAATTCGCTCCAAGATTGGGCGCAATGAATACTGAACAAATGAAAGATTTTGTGCTTCAACTGATGCAAATGACATTGCACCCGCAACTGGATGGCCAAGAAGCGCCAATGGGATGCGGTAAATGCGAGCAATTTCTTCAACTGAGAAACGGCGAGTATCTAGCAACTGAGCATCTTGAGCATTGATCGTTAGCGGCTTGAAAGATGCACCGCCTGAAAGAATACCAATCTTGCCAGCGCGGTATGGGCCAGTGTGAGTAAGGTTCCAATCGCGGCCAATGTCCTCTGCCTGCTCTTGTGTTAACTCACCTGGCACTTCAACGACACCGCCAGGGTTGGCAGCGTTGCCAAAGTATGAAGCTGCATAAACATCTGCTGCCATTGCAGCGCCCAATGTTGTACGGCAGGCAGCAATCGGTGATAATCCATAAAACTCACCTGGCAAACGGAAATCAGGAATATGCAAAAGTTCTTTGTCACTTAGGCGTTGTTCATAAACGCCTTGTGAGTCTTTAATTCTTACAAAATAAACTAATGGCTCGCCTGGCGCAATGCGCTCAATGCGGATATTACGAGGATTCAAAACATAGAGTTCTTTAACATCGCCCATATCATCGCGCACTGTCAGGATGTAAGCGTTGCCATCTAACTTAAATGAGGTGACAATTTGCTCATAAAACTCAAGGCGTGTTGTTTCAGGGTTAGGGCGTGCAACCCATTCAGGCTGCTCACCATAAACTGTTGAGTATGAAAGGCGATTGCGACCACGGCGCACATAAGCGCCAACTGGCAATGAACTTACTGTATCTGCCAATAGGCGCACGCAAGAATAAACAGTTGACATACGGATTGCAGTTTCTTCATCAACCACAACGCCAGCGTTGCTTGAAAAAGCTGGGCGGCCTGGAATCAAAGGCTCAATGAACTGATTATTCATTGAACGCTTATTGCTATTGCCTGCCAAACGCTTTGATAAACTCATTAGTTAGCCTTCTCTGTAACCCATACTAGAAAAATACCTGCTGCAATTAAAGCAAATGGAACTGAAATCATTGCAAGGCCACTAGCGGCAAGTGTTGCACCTGCTACTTCAACCACAATTGAAACATCAATCTTCTTCATTATGCTCCCTATACCTGAATTGAAAAGAATCTTGCAACTGGCGCTGGCGGTTCGGCTGGTTGAGTAGCACGATCATAACCAAAAATTGAAGCAACTGCGGCATCCACCTTACGGCGGCTACTTGCTTTTGCAACCATAACACCACGGCTAGATTGTTTTGTTACGCAGTTTGCAATGTGTCGCGCAAGTCTTTCATCTCCATCGTGAGTAAATGATTCATTCACCACGGCTTCATAAAACTTTTGCGTTGCTGGCACCATATTCTGCGCACTATTTGGATAAGAAACAACAGGCAAACCTTCTTCATCCAAAACCATAAATGTTCGTTGCCAGCGTGCTGGGTCAAAAACAATTTCGCGTACATTGAAACGCTCATCACGGAAAGTATTAACAATTGTTTGCTCTACTTCAGCAACTGGAATATGCCAGCCTTGTTCGGCATCATCAGGGCGCTCCCACAATCCAACAACCATCAAGTGTGGCTTTTCTCCACCCAACAACCACATCACAAGCGCGGTTGAGTCGTTTGAAAAGGCACCATCAAAGGCAAGGATTACTTCTTCACCAGGTTCAGGGAATCTATCCGTATCTTTCAAGGCTTCCCAAGCACCAGTTGGCAACCAAGCAACCGAAGTATTTACAAAACAGTTCAGGCGCTTGGTGCGAAATTCAGCTTCAGGTGTGCGAAGAACTGCAGATTGCATTTCCTCTTTGTCCACAATGTCAGAAAATCCTGGGTTGGCTTCAATCCAAAGTGATTCGTCTCGGTGATCGGCTTCAGGCTGAGTTGGTTCCCACCACGAAAAGAAAAATGAAGGGTCTTTAGTCTCACCCTTAACAACCTTTTGGCCGTACTGGTAAAGCGAGTAGCAAAGAGAATCTTGGCCGTTGCTTTGTGTTTTAACTCCAGCGGTAGTGATGCCAAGAAGAAGTGAGTCGGCTCTAGCACCACCCGCGAGAGAAAGCACATTCCACAATTCCCAACTGGGTTGGGCGTGGACTTCATCAAAGATAACTAGCGGGGAAGGGTTCAAGCCTTCTTTTGAATACGCTTCGGCAGATAGTACGCGGTACACGCTGCCTTTATCTTTGAATTCAATTGCATCGCGGTAAAGCGTGAACATTGAAGATAGTTCTTCATCTAGCTCAATCATTCGCTTGGCAGTTCCAAACACAATGCGTGCCTGGTCGCGATCTGCTGCGCAAGAATAAATTTCGGAACCATTGCCACCAAGTGTTAATCCAGCAAGGCCCATTGATGCTGCCAATGCAGACTTACCATTTTTGCGACTCATTCCAACGAGTGCAGTACGGTGTCTGAAACGGCCATCTTCACGGCGGGCAAGAATGTGCTTCAACAATTCTTTCTGCCATCCACGCAATTCAAGTAACTTGCCTGCAGGTGAAGCAACAGAATCTTTTGTTACTCTGCAAACGGCTTCGGCAAAGTTTGCATACAACTCGCCATCGCCACGCATTTGATCTGCAAGTGGAACTTCAGTTAGCCAACGAGGTGGCCAGCCTGGAACATCAGCCATTCTTTTTTTGCTGCTCTAACAACTGGGCTAACTTGCCCTTTGTCGTTACTTCAGCAACCCCCAACTTACTGCGATCAATTGGCGTTAAACCAAGAAGTGATAGCAGTTTAATAATGTCACCTTCAACGGTGTTTAACATTCCGAACAATGGATTTGCGTAGGCATAACCCTTATCGGTGTAAAGAACAAAATCTGATTGAGCCATCTTTGCCTGTAGCTCGTACTTGCGGTCCATCTTTTCGCAAAGTTCAATAAGCAACTTGCCATCAGTGTTTGCAATCCACGGTGCCATCTCGCGCACATCGGACCAAAGTTTTTTTCCGTTATCGCTCAAATGAATTGGCGCATCGCCTTTGATTTGTGGCAACGCAATTACATTTTTTAGATCAGGCAGTTTTTGTTTGCCTGGGTTTCCATTCTTGCGTTTAACCTCATTCGGCTTTTGTGTGCTCACTTGTTTCCATTCGCTTAGGAATCTAACGCCCCCGTTAGTTTCGATTACCTTGCTTTTTCAAATTTGGACATTTCGGGCAAACCAGTTCAAACCAGTTCAAACCCCCCACATTTCAAACTTCGGCGATCTGCGTTTGCAGGGCATCGGGGTTTCTAAGC